CCGAACTCCTACGAGGTTGATGGGATCACAATCTAATGAATGATAAAATTCTTTTAGTGGCTTGAACTTCAAATTATCAGTGCAAAATCTAACAATTCTCGAAGGAAACATGCGTTTTTTATACACCAATCGAACAAATGCAGATTCACGCCCCAACATGCCCTCGACGATTGAAACTGACTTTTTATGTTCTTCGGATACGGGTATATCAATCCTTATATGCTGTATCGGGCCTATAATGTCTATCAATTTTTCTAAATATTCATAGGTTTCAGGATACTCCCAACCTGTATCACAAAATACTCGCATAAAATCGTTTTTTGTATATCCTTGCTCAAATAGATTCAAGCACATTGCTGTGCTGTCTTTTCCGCCGCTAACGCTAACGACAATTTGATGATCTTTATAATCTATCATGATTAACTCCGTTGTTTGTATATTATATCTAATCCTCAACTATAACAGGCGCAATAGTACAGCGGCAATTGATGTCCATTGCAGCCACTCCAAACGAGGCGGGCGCAGGTCCAGAATAGCCATCAACCTCGAAATCTTGATCAGCGGGGATAGGCGGCTGGCTGCCAAGTTCGGCGTGTGTTTCTCGCACGTCTCCATCCCTTGAATCGATCCACTCTTTCATGACCTTGACGCCCTCTTGCTTTTCGAATTGGTTGTAGGCCTCATTTGTAGCGCTGTTGATCGCCTTTGTGGTTTCTGTCTGTGCGATGCGCTGCGCTCTTTTGGCGTTGAATGTGGTTGCTTGTCGGATTGTCTCTGCTATTTCACGATTGGAGATCCCTTGCTCAATACCTCGCCTGACCAATCGCTGTACTTGCTTTTCGCTTGTGCGGTTGATTTGTCTGGCAAATTGTAGGATCTGCTTTTCCATTATGCGCCGCTCTCCAAATAGAAGATCAAGGGGTTTTGTGCGTCCTGTCAGGCTGTAAAGATTTGTAACTGTGTCGTTCCCCGTCAAAATAAAGATCGAGCGATAAGCCCGCCCTATGACCTGTTGAATCTGTGTAATCTCAGCAGCCCGCCCGAGTATCGTTGCATAGTCGATCGCCTTGTTTTGTTGCTGATTGATGATCTCTTGTGCGAGTTTCTCCGCTCGTCTTGCATATCGATCCGCTGCGTCATCAAGATAGATTTCAACGGCTCTTTTCATTGTGCGTTCTGCAGGGATCACTTGCTTTTTCATCCATTGCCGCCAGTATAAATCCTTTTGTGCTTTTGTCATCTTCTCAGTTAGCGATCTCTTTTCTGTTAGCCGCTGCTTTTCTTCGCTGATCACTTTGCGCATGTGTGACAGTCCACGAGATCCAACAACTAGCCATTTGATTTGTGCAACAACGCCAGCGAGTCGAAAATCTTTGAAGTGACGAGCGGCCCAAGCTTCACGCAATCGGATCGCTGTTTCTT